AGCGCATCTTAGGAGAGAGTTATACGCTCTCAGGGTTGAGGTAACTTAGTTAAGGTTACACTCCAGGCCGGAACGAATCCGGCCCGCATCCACACCTGCCAAGGGTGAGGACGGGTCGGTACGGTCCCAATTGGAACTATACCGGCGCTTCGTCCGCCATCTTCCGACGTCTCTCGACGTTGAATATGACGGGACTACTTCGCCCTTCAACACGGAAAGTAGCAAACCACTACAATTGTACACAAGCCTACCCTTCGGGACGGGCATAAATCCTCTACGCCAATGAAAGCGTCGAGGTACCCATTCCCAACAGATGTAGGTATAAGCGTACAACGGTTTGTGGAAAGCCGGCTTTCGCTCACACACGGTAACCATGGTTCGAATCCCGCTTGCAGCATCAGCTGCCATCGGTACATCGAGCCTCCGTGTGAGGAACGACATCAACGTTTTCACCGTCCTAGGCAAAGGAATGCCATGTACGATAGAGAACTCGTTGAGCCGGTTGATAGCGACGTGAACCGCACGGTCATCGCGGAGTGTCTTTATGTACACTCCACGAACATTGACTCCCAAATGGTAGTCATGACCGCAGGATTCGCGGAACGGTCCTTCAAAAAAGGACTTATCATGATTCACACGGAAACCAAGTAACCCAAGTAGACGCACGACCCGGCGATACATCTTAGTTGGTACTACGATGTCGTCGCCAAAGACGTGCACCCGCTTGGACTTGTCTCCGTAGGATCTCATGACAGCTCTCACCACAGCCGCAAAAATGGCGGTTTGAAGGGGAAAGGTAAAACCATTCCCCATCGTACTTACCATGTTAAGCGGTATGACTCTACCCTTATACGTAGTACTTCTACTACGCATAAGTTCAATCAATCCCATCACATGCGGAGGTAACAAACCCCTACACATTTTGAGACCAATTGTGTCGGATGCAGACTCTAGATCAATGGTTGCCCACGATCCATCTATGGAGCCGATCCGAGCGAGCTCGCGGTTGTAATCAGGTTGTGACTCTAGGCTAATGCCGAAGAACTCACGGAGCCTGATCTTTATGACCTCGCCGAGGCCCAGCTGGTAATACATACCAAGAGGGGTCTCAGTACAGGTCGTTCGCGAGATGAGGTCGTTCTTAGCTACGAAGCTAAGGCGGCTACTGGTTCTACACACTGGAGGCCCGAAAGATGCAGAACGAAGAAGTTCTGCATTAGACCATTCGGGGAAGTTCCAGATGTAGTTCTCATAATGATATATGAGACCAGGATTTGGTGCAGCGAGACTAGATGAGAAGAGTTTAGCGTAAAGCGACTCGTGGGGCGCTCCAATGGAGGCCCCCTCACCTAACGAACCGTGCATAAAACAGTCATCGAGACTGTCTGCAATGGGCTCGCCACGTCGAGTAAAGAACTGCCAAAGAACGTCTTTGACGTCTCCGTACAGTTCCTCATCGAGAGTGGTATTTAGCTGCAGATCCCATTCAAGGCAAGCATTGTTGCACGCCTCGAATTTAGCAAGAGCCGCTGCGTCCTGCTTCTCCGTATCTTCAAGATCTTTGAACTTCTTGAAGAGGGAGGTAAGCAGACTCGCAGCTGCACTCGAGCGGGGATCGGCCCACGGGTCACTGTGCTTAACAGGCACAGCGATTTGTAAGGCCTTAACGTCCTGAGCCAGGCTCTTAAGTACAGAAGGCAACTTGTCCATTCTATCCTCAATTGTATGTTGCTGGAAGCTTCTAACGAAAGTTAGTTACTATTGAAGGCAAGCGTCGCAACCTCGTAAATCACCCAGAAGGTGACCCACGAGAAAACAACGCCTGCCAGAAAACCAGCAAGACCTCTCGTATAGCGGTCCATAAAACCTCAAAAAGGTTAAATGATTCCATTGACGAGAGTATCCCCTTGGCCCGCAGACTGCTGCGACAGGAGGCCAACGAGCAGCGACAAAGCTGCCCGAATGTTGGCACTATCATAGCTGTCGGAACCCGCAGGGATGTCCATAGTCAGCTTGAAGGTGGCAATCGCCGGGGCCTGATTGGCCGCGTAATTGACACCCTTGCTGATTTTGAGCATATGCGTGTTCACAGGAACCGAGGCATACTTACCCGTAACGGGGTTCGGGCTAGGAAGAACCTTCGGGTTCTTCGGTCGCACGAACAGAGCTACGAATGGATCCGACACCGTGTGCGTACGGACGCCGGCCTGGGTACCGCCAAGAGCGGTAACCGCGACCTGCTTCCCGTTCGTATCCGGGGCCGCATCAGTTGCCGTGGTGTAGGTAGGGCTGGTAAAGCCCGTCTGTGCACCACCTGTAACAGGAGAAGAAACACTAATGGTCATTTTGACTGTCTCCGTTGATTTGAAAGCTTGACTTTGAGTAACGCGCCGAGATTGACGTACGCTAGCTTATTAGCCGGTAGTGAAAATCTAACCGGAGTAATGAGCGAAAACGTACTAGGTCTCTCTCGTGCAAACGCCTCAACTGTACAAGCCGCTTTGCCTGTGTTGAAGTTGGTCTTAATGCTAAGGTTGACACTCTGCGTAGCTTGGTCACCAGTCACACGATAGTTACTAGTGCTCCGCACAACTTTCGTATGTGTAGAGCGCATGTACCACGATAGACTAGTGGTTGGAAAAGTCATCGAAGAGATGAAGTCCCCAACGCCCGTAAAGTAGTCAATAGCAAAAGACCATGGGACGAGTTCCCAAATGGTTGGTAGGATATCCCGTGGATATAGACCGAAGGCTTCTGGAAAATTACCTGAATCACCGAACTCAGGCTTGAGTTCCCCGTAGCACCAGCTATCAGTGCTGGTTTTACGAGTAATATCAAACGCATGAGACCCGGCGCCAGGGTAAGCCAGACTGCCACCGGCTTCGTTCACGGAAGTTTCCGCAGTGCCCTTCCCAACGACGTAGAGACTCTTGAGACCGTTGCGCTCTTTTTGAGCGGCGGCCGCAATATTCTTCATGTCGCCAAGAAAGGGTGCCCAACCAAAAGAGTACTCTAACCACGTGTTGGCAACGACCTCGTTACGCTTTTTGACAGGTGCACGTTTATTCCTTCTAAGGTTTTTGTTAACCTTAGTGAGGTATGAACCTATGCGCTTGACAATCGCCGCCCCCGGGTGGTGTAGCATCCCGAGTGTCTCATTCAACTCGCCAAACGTTACACCCAGCGAAGCCGGGGATAGTTTCTGACGAGCATTAGAGACAAACCTCCTAGTTGCTTCTGTCCTCGCCTCGGGAATATGATTCCCAGCAGGAGGAGCAGTAAGGCTCGAGTAGTACTTCGATAAGTAGTCAGTTTGCTCACGCCTATACACGATCCTACCAGGCGGACTCCCGTTTAAACGCTTCCTCTCAATTAAGAGGTTGCACGAGAACGGCTGATGATCCCATGTAGTACGTGTGGCAGTAACCTGATTACCCGCGAAGCTACCCGAGGCCAACAATGCCTTCCAGTTTGCTCGGTCTTCACCGCTATTCTGTTCAAGATTGTCTACGAGGAACGAAGATTCGACAATACCTTCGGAGTTATTCGAAGGCGTGTCGACATCGACGATCTTCGTGTACGTCTTGTTCCAGTAACGGGAACGAATACTAGAGCTCTTGGATGACATGTGCAACCTCAGTCAGTAGGCAATTCCGACTAAATCAGTCATCACATTATAAGCATTTCAGCGGCCGCATCGAGCACGAGTTCCTTGCCTTCCGCGTTGCTACTCCCCAAAAGGGCAGAAGCAAAGTGGACGGTGTTGGAATCGAACTTGATGTTTTCGCTGTCACGCTCAATAGTGGCAACTGACACGATTTCACCGAACCGGTTAAGGCCGGCAAACTGTTTCGTGAAGTAAGTATCACCGTTTACACGGATGATCTTTACAATCTCACGGTCATTATGTCGAATTTTCGAACTAATGGTCATGGGAACAGTTACCTCTACGTAAGTGATGACGCACCTAACCTTAGGTTAGGTGGGCGAGGCCCCCTTACGGGGG